GTCATAGAGGTTGTCCTCCATAGCTTCCTCGGTGATCGCAAATCCCATTGCAATCGTTTCGTGATTGTACCTCGCGGTGAAAGTTTCCTGCGCATTATCATATGAGATAGCAGAACCCTCGTCTTTGACGGGAGCCGCATCGAAACCTGCCAATGCAACCTCTTCTTCAAAAGATCGCTCTGACGATTCCGTCTCATAGATTTCGTTTGCTTCGTCTTCGTACTGTGAATACTCCAGACCAAACAAAGCGTTAATCCCCGGCAGGAGTTCTTTAAGCATTTGCGCTCTTGAAATAGCCATTGCTCAAATCCTCCTAAATACCAGTTGAGTCTTGCAGTTGATGACAAGCGCACGAATCGCCTGTTCCATCACCCGGACCATTGAACTTGCACAAGACATCAGTGAAGTCATCGCCAACTGTTGAGTGAGCGCCCTCGACAAAGCCGAGAAGTTTGACAGGCAACGTCTTTGTGGCAGCAATTGTGCTGCCATCAATGGCGTTTTTACTGGTGCCAATCGAAGTTGAACCTGCGGTTTGAACAACCGCTACATTGTTCCCCAAACCAGTCTGAGCAATTGACTGATCGGACTGTGCCTGAAAAACAACATTCGGATCATCAACAACGTAAGCCTTGACATCTGTAGCCGAAGTGCTGGCCGTCCACATCTGGGAGTACGTTGGTTGATTGGTGCCGGGGTCAGTGTAACTGCATCCGACAAAAATACCTACTGGAGTCATCGTCGTAGTACCAGTGTCTTTCTCGACAGTGCCGGTATTTGCTATCTTGACGACATCCCCGTAGAAGATGCTGGTTCCATAGCTGTTGGTGACCTTATACTGCCGAGTTGCACCAGAAAAAGTGCCAGCACCAAGAACGCCAACAGGACGGAAACCATAAGGGGCTGCTGTACTAGCCATTTATGTATCCCTCCTTCAAAGGACAGAGTTAAAAAACAACGGACAAAACCTAAGAGGGCTTTGCACCGCCGCCGAAAGTAACCCTCGTAGACGATTCATTAAGTTTCGGCATACGGGGATCACCATCACGCATGAAGTTGTTATTAACCGATTCGTTCTGCCGACGAGCCAGATCAGAATAGTAATCTGATCTTTGCTTGAAATTTTCTTCACTTGTCTTACAGAGAAGAAGTCCACCCACTTCAATATTTCCAGCATACTCACTACCCCTGTCAGGGGTGAGCATCATTTCTGGATGATCTTCCGCTCTCACAGGCTCCCATCCTTCACGAAATCTCTTGGACGCATTAACATTGTCCTGATTTCCCATAATGGAAGTTCTGATCCAACGAAAAACCCACCCATCCTGCGGGGCAGGATCGGGTAACACTTGTGGTGGTTCCCAAGACTTTACTCTTTCACCAGCTTCGCGAGAATCGGCTTCTCTTGGTTTGCGCTCATCTGCCTCTATGTCAGCCATTGGCCATCTCCTTCATAACCTGTGCCGCATACTGTTCGGGCGTTATCCCAAGTTTGTTGGCGAGACGAACCTGAGAGGAAGATAACTCCACTTTGCTCGGTTTTTTTCCACCGCGACCTGCGGGGGCGACCACCGGGGTCTTTCGGGAAGTCGGAGGCCCACTTCCAGAGGATGCTTCCTTCCCGAAAATATCTGGGAACTTACTGCCAAGTTCCTTATCTACAATCTCATAATATTCATTATGGATCAATGGATTATATCCTTTACGGATAAGTTGCTCATGCACTCCAATGGCAAACCCTGTAACCTGCTCATATCCGGGCTTTTGAAACCAAGGGTTCCTTTGCAACCAAGATACAGCCTTTGGATCAGGCGGTTGCACATGACTCTGCACCTGCTGCTGTTGCTGATCATCACTGTAAGAACCGTTAAGGTCACCCATTTCATTGGCAACATTGTAGTGTGACCGCTCCGCATGAAGGCGGGAAACTTCTGACTGTGCCTCTGCTACCGCATCAGCATCTCCAGTTTCATAAGCATCCCTAAATCTCTGCTTTGCTGCATCAAGCTCAACATCATTCTTTGCCGACACTTGGTCATAGAGCAACCTACGACTACTTGATAGCTGATCCTTTAGCGCTTTATTTTCTTCCTGAATGCTCTGCGCATAACGAACTGCCTCAGTATTTTCACGTTGCGCAGACTCCTTTTCCCTGCGCTCATTATGAAACTCATAACGAAGTGTATCGAAGCGAGACTTAACCCTCTCGGAAAGACCGGGGATGTCTCCTTCTAAATCATCAGAAACTTCCCCCCGTGGGGGTCTATTCCGATCCTCTTTGGGCGTGTCATCAACAACGCTCACTTCAAAGTCTGGAACGTCCTCCGACAGAACATCAACCGGGTCAGTAAAGTTATCAGACCTCTCTTCCTGAAAGAGTTCCTCTTGAGACTCTTCCGCCATCCCCTGTTCCGCGCTCATGCTCTGATCACTCCCCTTGGATCATCAACAATGGCCTGCGGAACATCGTCCGTTATAAGCCTGAACTTTTTCCCGTGTATCTCAATTCGCGTCCCAGAGTAAGAACGCATAATAATCCAATCACCCTTTTGGCAATAAGCGCCACTGGGAAACTTCCTTTGGGGCGTCTCTACATAGCAATCAGGCCCCATGTCCATGACATACGCCGTAATGCTTGCCGTCTCTTCCCGCTCCCGCAAACTCTCTGTCAGATATATACCCCCGTCCGTCTTCTCTTCCTGCTCAGGGAGGGCTACTAAAATATGGTAAGAACAAGGTTTTGGCAATTGAGTTGCCGCCTTCTCTTCCTTCATTTCTTCCTTCATTGCCTGTACGAGATTCTTACTAAGCTCAACAACCTTCTTATTGGACACTAGGACTCTCCTTGCGTTTTCGCCAAAAGCGGGGGTAACGCTACCCCTGCACGTTTGTTAGCCCGATGGGGCAGGCGGTTACGGGCCGCCCAATGTTTCATGTGAAACACTATACTTATCCTGATCCGTCCTCAGCCTTTCTTTGTTTATCCATTAAATCCAGCAATTCTCTTTCCGCTGTTGCCAGACCCTCAATAACACCAACCATCCTTTGATATTCGTCAAAAGACGATGCACCACCCATAGCGATGGCATCAGCATGTTCATTCATCGCATTCCGTAATACCTTACGAAAGGATGAAAGTAAAGATTCTTCAATCAATATTAATTATCCTAACGTCTTTTAATATCATCATCAAGAAGTGCTTTGGCGACCTCGGAAGAAAGTCTGGCCCTGTCAAGTGCGGCCTTTTCCTCTCCAGAAGAAAGTTTCATCGCAGCATCTTCACGGGACTTGGCGATTTCAATTCCCATCTTCGTGCCTTCTAGCTCCGCATCCTGCTCCATCTTATCTCGCTCAAGCTCCTGAGATGAGCGCTCTTGCTCGGCCTTAAACATTAACCTCGCCCTGTCTGTTTCAGCCTTCCGAGCTATATCCATCTCCCGCAACTGAAGCTCTTTCTGCTGCAACTGGAACATCGGGTCTTGCATCTGCTCCTGAGCCTCCTGCTGCTGGGCTTCTGCCACATCCTTATTGAACAACCTCTCGGCAGCTTCAGCAACAAGGCGGGACAGTTTCACCTCCACATCCTCTGGGAGAGGTTCATCAAGCGGCGGTAACGGAACACCAAGTTGTTTCTCGATTTCCCTGCGATACATAAATCCAAGGTGTTCCTGAACATGAGCCGCCATAGCTGCCGCAATCGTCCCGGCCATTGGGCTTGCGGAGACAAGTTGCTGTATCTTTGGGTCTTGTATCGCCGCCATGTGGACTTGAATATGTGCTTCGTGATCCTGATAGATAAATGCCTTCAACGGCTTGCTGTTGAGGACATCCATGTTTTCGCTGACAGGATCGCGTGGCTTCATCTCCTCGCTCATGGGGATAATCTTTTCCGCATCCTGAATGCCCAGAACATCAAGCATCTGCCTGTGCAATTCTGGAAGATCATACATCTGTGGAGCACTCTGGGAGAGTTGAAGTGCCGCCTGATACTGCATGATCCTCTGGCTCATCGTTGCGGCATTCGGGTCAGACACAGGGATGATATCTACACGACCATCAAAGTCATCCGTCTTTATCGCTTCCTTGTCGTCAGGCTCATATTCGTATTCGTCTTCCGCATAGTCACGGACAATGCCAGCAATCAGGATAAATTCCTTGCGCATGGCATCATGCAAATGTGCCTGAATGGCAGACATAACTTTCATTGACCGCTCAATAAGCGCCAATGTTGTGCCAACAGGAGCATCCTGTTTCATGTCGGCCAGCTTCAAATCGGTTATAGACGCAAACCTTCTACCTTCCTCAACGATCTCGCCCAGTAACGAATGAAGCACATTACTGGGTTCTTTGTAGGGGAGGAAAGTAATGTTGTCTTTTATCGCACCGCCCGGAACGTCAACGTCCCTGAACTCCCCCGGCATGATTGGGGAATCATCCCCTTTGATGCGCAACCCCCTAGATTTCAGGCCGCCCGGAAGATTGGACAATGTCCCTGCATCAACAAGCTGACGGAGAAGGGATGTAGCGGATTTAGCTATACCGCCAATAAGGTGGATCAGCCCGAAGCCATAGAAACCAAGACCGGGCATATACTGGTAATGGACAAAATGAAGGCGCTTCATGCGCAGGGGGTCATCCTCATACCAGTTCCTGCGAATTGAGAGGATGGTATTGCTGCCCTTCACAAAGGTTACGACATAGGGAAGGGCAATACCCGTCTCTTCGCCGTCATCGCCCGTGTCCTCATACCCTTCAAGGTCAAGGTCAACGTGCATTTCCAGCAGCACATAGCGGTCATCATGCTCATATGAAGGGGATTCCCCCTCAAGTTGATCATATTTTTCCTGAATATCGGAGAAGTCAGGGGCGCTCGGCGTAAGCTCAACATCCCTGTAAAGCCCTGCCACCTGTAGTTTGCGGATGTCGTTGTGACCTTTCCGCATTACATGGGTGTAGCGCGATGCTGTCAGAAGGTCTGACGCCCCGTAAGAAACAACAAAGTCTTCTGCTGGAATGAAGTGCGAGCAGACACGCCCCATGTTGGGATCGTAATAGACTTTCTTGAAGGACGATCCTGCGAGAGGCAACGAAAACAGCATCTGTTCCGTCTCCGGCCTGAACTCCGTCATCTTCTCGGTCAGCAGATAATTCATATGCTGCTGGATACGAAGCGCCTGCTCTTCCTTCTGGTCAGTTATATTGCCAATTATTTTTGTTTTTACCGGGCCTCCTGCCGGAAACAGTTCCATGACTGCCTGAGACTGAAACCTGACAACCGCCTCTGTAAGTATGGGATGGTAAACCCCACATGCTCCGGGCCAAGGCGTTGTCCTGTCGTCTGACTTTAGTCCAAGGAGGTCAAGCCCTTTGGTATACGTCCTTGCCCAGTCAGCGCGGGAGTTATGGTCTCCCTGAAATTCCCCGTTTAGCTGAGAGGCCAGCCTTCCGAGAGCGTCATCTTCCATATGTTCAGCAATATTGGAATCAAAACCATCATCTCCGCCCGTCTCCCCGCTGCCGGGGTTAAAGTCTATAACGACACCGCCATCATCGGTAGCGATAGAAACAGCTTCAGGATTAACAACAGCTATCTCAACGGCAGAATCTTC